CCCAAGAAAGACCTGTTCTACTTCCGGACACTGCATAGTCTTGCTTTAACCTGTTCTGACATACGCCCCGAACAAGTGATGCAAGAAGAGAACTACCGCGAGCTTTCTAATCAGATGGGCGTACAGCTTCAGATGACCCGCACCAGCCTTTATGAGGATGATATTCCCAGCACGGTCAAAGCAACTGATCCTATCTTGGGTCTGATTAACCTAGCCCGTATGCGGAAGATCCCGCTCAGAGATCAGTATAATAGTGTCGGCATAGATGTTGAGTGGAACACAGTCACCTATGTGGACAAGTGCCTAACCAGCTACAAAGAAAACATGGAGTTGTTCGACTTCACCGATATGCTGGAAAGTTTTCCTAAAGAGGGTCAGGGGAACTGCCCTAACTTTGACCTATGCTTTGTAGATGAAGCGCAAGACCTCTCTCCTATACAGTGGGACATTGCCCACATTATAGATGAGAAGTCCGACAGAATGTACTGCGCTGGCGATGATGACCAAGCCATCTACCGCTGGGCAGGCGCAGATGTAGATCATTTTATTAATCTGGAAGGCGGGTCAGAAACTCTCTACCAATCCTACCGTGTTCCATTCGAAATACACCAACTGGCAGAGCGGGTCGTGTCTCGCATTAAAAAGCGCTTTCTTAAAGAATATAAGCCAAAGGAAAATGCCCAAGGGTCAATCCGGCGGATCTTCAGTATCGAAGAGATAGACATGTCCGAGGGATCGTGGCTCATAATGGCGCAAGCCGGATACCAACTAAACCCAGTAGCCGGAGAACTGCGCTCATCTGGATACCTGTTCAACAACCGCGGACACCGATCCATCTCTGAAAATCTTAGCGACGCCGTAAACGGATGGGAACAGTTGCGTAAAGGAAGAGAAATCAACGGGGCCGTGGCGCGTAAGATCTACAACTTTATGTCAACTAAAGACCGCGTGGCGCGGGGCTTTAAAAAACTAACCGCACTAGAAGATACAGACCTCGTAAGCCTAATATCGCTGACCGCGGACCACGGACTTCTAGCTACAGAAGATATGGTTTGGCACGTTGCTATGGACAGACTTCCAGAGAACGAAAGAGCCTACATCATTGCAATGCTACGACGCGGGGAAAGATTTAACGGCGAGCCGCGTATAACCGTGTCAACAATTCACGGAGCAAAGGGCGGAGAGGCGGACAACGTTGTGTTGTTCACGGACCTTTCGCCAGCGTCAGAAGAACAGATGACAATCAACCCAGACGATATGCACCGCGTTTTTTACGTTGGTGTAACCCGTGCGAAAGAGAACCTTTTTATTGTTGAACCAGAAGATTTTACAAGGAGTTATGACCTATGAAACAACAAGAACGTTTTGAATTTATAGAGGCCGAGATTGACCGAGCCTATGTTCACGCTGATGACGAATGGAAACAAGCGTATTATGAGAACGCCGCGAAGTACCTTGCTGAACACAAGATTGTAGAAGGCGGTAAAATTTGCGCGTTTTGCAGGTCACAGGGGATGGCTGACCCACATCACCATAATGTTTGGGGTGCGATGATGGTGTCTTTAAAAAATTTAGGGTGGGTTGAAAAAGTTGGCATGGTGCGCCCAACAACACGACACACGCATATCAACGAGGTATGTCAGTGGGAAAGTCAATTATTTAAGGGGGAGAAGACATGAAGAAAGTCACATGGACCCAGTACAAGGGTATGATGGAAGCGATTGATGAGCAGGGGTTTGTTTCAGACATCGAGTCCTACCGTGTTCGATCAAAGTGGTTAACTACCTCGGACGAAGACCTGCCTGCCCTCACTCTTGAGTGGGATGAAGAGTTAAACGATTACGTTGTAACTGGTCACATTAACCAAGTGGTGCATTAAAATGAAGCGTGATGAAGTATTAGACAAAGCTAAAGAACTGATTAACGGCCAACGCGCCAAGGATTATGGTGACGCTTACGAAAACCATGGGCGTATTGCTGACGGGTGGAACATCATTATGAACGGGGCACTAAAGAGCCACGGGTTTCTAACCCCGGCCCACGTTGCTTTAATGATGGATTGGGTAAAAACCAGTCGTCTTGTCGAGACAATTGACCATGAGGACTCGTGGATTGATAAAGCCGGTTACACTGGATTGGGAGCAGAGTTTGTCGAAAAAGACGGACGCCCTGTAAATAAAATTATTGAGGAAGTAAAAACTAATGGCAAATTTGCAAATGGCTATGTTCGCCCCTAAAAGTGAGTGGGTTCCGCCGTTGGAGCTTCCAGACATCACGTCTGCTCGTACAATCGCAATTGACGTGGAAACACGGGACCCGAACCTTAAAAAGAACGGACCCGGCTGGCCTACAAAGGACGGCGAAGTCATTGGCTATGCCGTTGCAGTAGACGGTTGGTCTTGCTATCTGCCCACTCGTCACCTTGGCGGCGGTAACTTAGACGAGAAAATCGTTAACAAGTGGCTCAAGAAAGTGTTCGAGTGCCCTGCCGATAAGGTAATGCACAACGCCCAGTACGACTTGGGCTGGATTAGAGCGATGGGCTTTCAGATGAATGGCCGGGTAATTGACACCATGCTGGTTGCAGCACTGCTCGACGAGAACCGGTTTAGCTACAGCCTAAACGCTTTATGCTACGATCTTCTTAACAAGACAAAATCCGAAAAAGGATTAACGGCGGCGGCTCGTGAGTTTGGGATCGACCCCAAAGCCGAGATGTGGAAGATGCCCGCGATGTATGTGGGCCCATACGCTGAAGCTGACGCCGAGCTAACCCTAGAGCTTTGGAGCTATCTCTCTATACAACTTAGCCGCGAAGACCTGTGGCCTATTGCTAACCTTGAGTTAGAATTACTGCCCTGTCTTGTTGATATGACATGGCGAGGCGTTCGTGTGGATACGAACCGCGTCGAGAGAACACGGGACGCCCTGCTCAAGCGCGAGAAAAGTGTGATGCAGGAAATTAAGCGTGTGGCCGGGACAGATGTAGAAATCTGGGCGGCGCAATCTCTTTCTAAAGCATTTGATAAACTCGACATCAACTACCCCCAGACCGAGAAAGGTGCCCCGAGCTTTACGAAACTGTTCTTATCGGAACACCCACATCCGCTCGCGAAACTTGTTGTTGAGGCACGGAACCTAAACAAGACATCCGGTACATTTATCAACTCCATTATGAAGCACTGCCGGACCGATGGCAGAATACATGGGCACATAAACCAAATCCGCTCGGACGATGGTGGTACAGTGTCGGGCAGAATTTCGATGTCCAACCCTAACTTACAACAAATCCCGGCCCGCGACCCAGAGCTTGGTCCTATGATCCGTTCGTTGTTTCTCCCGGAAGAAGGCGAACAGTGGGCGGCCATTGACTTCTCGCAACAAGAACCACGCATCTTGGTGCATTACGCTCATGTTTATGGGCGTAACCGTGGGGTGCCGCTCGACGGTGCGGCGGACTTTGTTAAGGCGTACAACGAAGACCCGTCTACGGACTTCCATACAATGGTCGCGGAGATGGCTAACATTCCCAGAAAGCAAGCCAAGACGATCAATCTTGGTATGATGTACGGCATGGGCGTTAACAAACTGTCAGAACAGTTAGACATCCCGGTCGAAGACGCGAAGGGACTGGTTCATCAGTACCATGAGCGTGTGCCGTTCGTTAAAGGATTGATGCGCGGTGTGATGAACCGGTTGAACGAGAAATCTTCGGGCGGCTCTCTGCGCTCACTGGCGGGCCGTAAAGCGCGGTTCGAGCTTTGGGAACCTGACACGTTCGCAATGAACAAGGCACTACCGTATAAGGAGGCTGTGGACGCCTACGGGCCAACCACGCGCCTAAAGCGGGCGTTCACTTATAAAGCGATGAACAGGCTCATCCAAGCGTCGGCGGCGGATATGACAAAGCAAGCGATGGTCAACCTGTACAAAGCTGGGCACATCCCAATGGTGCAAATCCACGACGAGATTGCTATGTCGGTCAAAACTCTTGACGAGGCACAAGAAATCGCTAGGATTATGGAGACAGCAATACCTCTTGAAGTTCCGAGTAAATGTGATGTTGAAATCGGACCGTCATGGGGTGAAGCTAAATAGGTTGCTCGACCACTCTCGGCAACAACTGCCCTTTTGTCCGGCTAGGAATGATACTACAACGACAAAAGGGTTTTTTCTTGCATTCTTGTATATTCTCCTATATTATCTTAGATGTGCGCAGGCGCATCGGAGATAAAAATGGATACTACACGTTGGAAAAGCATTCTCGTCCCTCGGGAAGTTTATGAAGAGATCAAAGAACTGTCAAAAAGCGAAGGACGCACAATCGGCGGCCAACTTCGGCTCGTGTTCGATTGGTACAGGGATTCTACAAAAGGATTAGCAGATGATGGTACAGGGAGCGGGAATATTTCACAAAAGATTGATGAAAAACCGCTGCCCAAAGTGCGATCAGGAGCTAAAAACAACTGAAAAGACTGAAGAAATTTTAGTCAGGTTCTGCGGCATATGTAATTTAACAATCAGCGATCAAATAAAAAATGCTGAATACCCCAAAGATGTATGCGATTAAGTGTTGCATATCGCATACGGGGCCTTTATAACTACTCTTGAGGGTCATGCCTCAAACTCTGTAGATAAGATAATTAAGCCTCTAGCTCGGTTGCCCCCTGCTAGGGGCTTTTTTTAAAGGAGAACACATGGAACAATCACAGAAAATATTCGTTAACGGTCTCATGGCTAAGAAACCAAACGATAATGCTCCCGACTGGGTAAAATGCAACATGAGCATAAAACGCGAAGAACTCGCTACATGGCTCGCGGGCCAAACCGGCGATTGGATTAACGTGCAGGTTTGTGAAAGCAAGACCGGCAAATGGTACGCCGAAGTTGATACATGGGAACCTAAGAGTAAGTCTTGACTTAATCCCATACTGTCGTATACTTCTCTTACGTTTTAACTGAAAGAGGAAGACGGTATGGGATATACTGAAGAAGGCGTAGGTTATCAGAACAGGGACACAAGTCGTGCCGCCGCTGACGATAGCCAAGGTAAGAAGGTTACCTTACGGGAACAGGTTTATAAATTGCTGCTAAAAGCAACTAAACCACTTAGCACTGAGCAAGTGGCAAGAATGCTAGAGCGCCCGTATGTATCCGTTCAACCGCGTTTGTCTGAATTATCAAACGAAAGGCGCGTCAAAGACAGCGGCAATCGGGGCATAACGCAATGGGGCAAATCCTGTATTTTATGGGAAGTGCGCCGAAAAGAAAAACCCACAACAGTTTAGGAGAACGACATGGCCTTAATCGACATCTACAGAGTTTGTGAAATAACTAAACTTTCGAGATCAACTATATATAATAAAGTAAAAAGCGAAGACTTCCCGGCACCGGACAAAGTTCCGAGCCCAAGCTCCCGCGGACCACGGCTCGTGAACCGTTGGGAAGAGGATGACGTTTGGACGTGGGCGGCAACGCCACCTAAATGGTTGCGCCGTTTGATGGACGAAGCTGTGGAGCAGGATACTCTAAAAGCTCCATACGGTGATGACTTCCTTGCCGAGGCACGAATTTCCGAAGGGTTAAGCGTATTTGGTTGGGACGAACCCGAAGCCATGTGGAAAAAATATTCCCCACATTTAATAGCCATTGCAACAATTGTTGCCGTCGTCGCTGTTATTATGTTCCTACTGTTCTGATGGGGGACAGTGATTTAACCACGGTCCAAGCATCACAGTTACAGTTCCTAAAGCAACAAGTGGATAAACATCAAGGCGAGAGGTACAGGCGTGATGCCCCTACCTCCGTCGAAAACGATTTGTTTGTCGCGAGGCAAAACCTAAACAACTTTGTAAAAAACCTAAGAGAGAGAGGTACGAAAATATAATGGCAAAATGGACACTCGAACAAAAAACGGATGCCGCCGAAATTATTACCCTAAAAAGTAAAAATTCAAAACAACGCACCGAAATATCAAGGCTAACAATGGCACTTGAAAAAGCCACCAAAGAAAAACTATCCTTGCTACAAGATATAAAATGGATGAGGGGCGAAAAAACAGGTACATGAGACACTGTGAAGAATGCGGCGGAACGGGCGAGGTTGAGCAAGAAATTTTTAGAACGCACAACTGCGCCCGTGACGTGGGATACGTCGATACCCGTTGGGCCATATGTGAATGGTGCAACGGAGACGGCATATTAGACGAGGACGAAGATGACGAAGACTAAAGGTATGACCAGCGTAAAACAATTCGATGCTTTCGCTTCGCAAACTATCGGTAAATTCCCCCGCAACCAACTAGGGAAAAAGAGAACGCAACAGGCCAGATTGAAAATGGCGCAGTCGCAATCCGACCGACAACGTAATCATAAACCAATATCATTAGCTAAAACCCCATGGGACAAAGGCGTCGAATAGACAACAACGGCTCGCGGACCTTAACTTTTTGAAAAGTTAACTCTTTACATGTATGGGATTATATGTTAATATAAGCTATCGAAGGGGATGAGCCTTTTCAATTAGGGCGGGCAAGCCCTACGCTATTTGACATACTATGGAGGAAAACATGAAATTCACATGGAAATACATCAGATCATTAGACGAGGTATTTAGCGTAGAACTAGATGGCTATGATGTTACTGGCATTGAAGAAAACTCTTATTGGATAGCTCTAAAAGAAGACCATCCAAACCAAGTTACTGGAGAG